CGCCTTAAGATCAACGGCGTCCAGGTGGGCGAGGACAACGCCTGCGTCGACAGCTTCAACCTGCAGTTCGACAACAACGTGCAAACCCAGCGCTGCATCGGCAACGGCAACCCGTACCCGGGCAACATCATTGCCACCACCTTCACCCCATCCGGCGCAATCACCATCAGCTGGTCGAAGATGGCCTACCAGCTGTGGAAGGCCCAGAAGACCAACGACGCGATCAGCCTGGAGTTCACCATCGGCAACGCCGACGGCGGCTACAAGTTCCTGATCCCCGAGATGGAAGTTACCGCTGATTGGCCTGATGGCGGCTCCACCGACATCATCCAGGTGGAACTGAATTACACGGCCCGCCGCGTGGCCCCGACCATCACCCGCCTGCCAGCGCCGATCGTTGTGGCCGCCGTGGATGTCACCCCGGCCACCCTGAGCCTGGCCGTTGGCGCGACTGGAGACTTGGAGGTCGTGGTCACCCCGGCCGGTGCCAGCCAGCAAGTCACCTGGACCAGCTCCGCCCCGGCCATCGCCAGCGTGAGCGAGACCGGCCTGGTCAAGGCCCTGACAGTCGGCACCGCCACCATCACGGCCACCAGCGTCGCAGACGGCACCAAGACCGATACCTGCGCTGTCACCGTCACCGCTTAACCCTTTGCCCGGCGCGCCCTGCGGTGCGCGTCGGGCCTTTTACCGCAGAGGAATACCATGGGCATCACCATCAAGAAGCCTGAGCTTGATATTGAGGGTCAGCGCTGGGTCGACTTTGCGCCAGGTGCAAAACTGCTTGTAGCGTCCTTCGGCAATCCGATGTTCAAGTCGCACAAGGCCATAATTCAGCGTCATCTGGATTCCATCGACCTTCAGACCAAAGCGGGAACCAAAGACTTCAGCCTGGACGCGGTGGCGGAGGTCGAGATCGAATCGGGCGATGACCTGTACTTTGAATTGGCAGCGCGACACTTGATCAAGGACTGGCAGGGTGTGGACGTTGCTGATAACCCTGGTGTCCCGGCCCAGTACACTCCAAAGCTCGGCGTCGAGCTGCTCAAGATGATGCCTGACGTTTACTGGATTGTTGTCCGGGCTGCCCTTGACATCATGACCAGGGCCAAGGAGCGGGCAGCAGAAACAGCGGAAAAGCAGTAGCGGCATATCGCTGGGGTAGGGACTGGGCCGGGCCGGAGAACGAGAAGAAGCGCTGGAAGCATGAGCGCCTCGGGCTGACTGCCCAGGAGGCACCGGTGATCGACGGCGTGGTTACCGAGATCCTTGAGGCCTATGGGCACATTGGAAAATCACGCCAGTACGTCGGCATGGTCGGTGCTCCAGCCCCAATTGCGCCAGCCGCGATTGCTGAATACCTCGATCGCTACCCATCGGTGATATGCCGCGAAGAGTTTGACGGCGCAATATTTGCTCTTGACGAGGAGTTCAGGAGGCGTTGGAGCCAGGAGCAGGAAAGCCAGATTGAAAAATCAAGAACTCAAAAGTCGCGCTGATAGCGCCAAGTCACGAGTGGGTGGTAAATTTAGCCATAGGCTCAGGAGGGGTTCATGGAGATTTTGATTGTTTGGCTGGCGATCGCCGCCTTGACAGCGTACTTCGCCAAGCAGAAAGGACGCAGTGCCGGCGCATGGTTCGCGCTTGGATTCCTGTTCTCGATCTTTGCCCTGATTGCCATCTGGCTTGTGAATCCAATCGGTGTTGATGACGCAAAAAGCATCCAGATCGCCAAAAAGTTTGGTTCATCCGCCAACTATCGGAAGTGCCCTTACTGCGCTGAGGTGGTTCAGCGAGAAGCCATCAAGTGCAAGCACTGCTCCTCAGACCTAGAGCCGGTCGTAGACTGAGCAGACATTCAACCGAAGCCCGCCAAGCGCGGGCTTTTTTGTGCCCGGAGTTTGTATGAACCAAGAGTCTCGCCTGGCGGTTACTATCGACTCCAGAGGTGCTCAGCGCGACGCGCGGACTATGACCAGGGATCTGAATTCCTTGGAGTCCGCCGGCAACCGTGTCGATCCAGCCATGGAAAGGGCAGAGGCCGGTATCCGCGAAATGGGTAATCAGGCGTCGACCAGCGCCTCAAGAGTTAGAGCACTTGAAGGCCAGACAGACCGACTTGCTTCGGCAGTCACTGGCCTGGCCGGGCCAATTGCAGCGGCATTTAGTGTTGCGAAAATTGCAGCCGCCGCTGAGCAGTACGTAAACCTGACAAATCGGCTGCGATTGGTAACTGAAAGTACAGAGCAACTGGCCTTTGCCCAGGAATCGGTTTACCAGGTCGCCCAGAATGCAAGGCAATCACTTGATGTGACTGCGCAGATTTATCAGCGAATTGCTCAGAATGCCAGGCAGTTAGGGCTAGATTTCTCTGATGTGGCAAGTGTGACTGAAACGGTGGCAAAGGCAGTTGCGCTGAGCGGTGCAAGCACTCAAGCGGCCGATGCGGCAATGGTTCAATTTGGTCAGGCCCTTGCCTCTGGCACGCTTCGAGGCGATGAATTGAACTCGATAATGGAGCAAACGCCGGCCCTGACCCAGGCAATCGCTCGCGGCCTTGGGGTAACGATCGGCCAACTGAGGGCAATGGGCGCAGAAGGTAAGCTGACATCCGAAGCAGTGGTTAAGGCCCTCCAAAATCAGAAAGACAAGGTCGACG